GTGCGTCACCTTTACACACAAACAAAACCCCTATGAATGTAACAAAAGAACTTGTGTTGAAATTGCTTGAGCAATATCCACAAACAAGAGACAACGACAACCTTTTGATGTCAATGATTTGGCGTAAGGAATCAAATCTGTTTAACTTCTTCCATCGTTTGGAATCAGGCAAATTAACACCAGCGGAAACCATTCGCAGATGCCGTCAACGGTTGCAGTTAGATCATCCAGAATTGCGAGGTACGATGTATGAGCTTCGACAAAAACACCAAGCAAAAGTCAAAAAAGAATTGGGATATGATGTGTGATTGATTATCTTTGTAGTGTTAACGAGAAGGTTGCAGTTTCTCAATGTTAAAAGATTTTTACCCTGTTGGAATAGTCGCACTGCAACTGCACTATTTCGATGGGGTTTTTTTATGTCAAAAAATAAGAAATCATTCCTACTTTATTGTGATTTAATTCACACGGTAGACCAACTGACAAACGAACAGGCTGGTGATCTGTTCAAGCACATACTACGATATGTGAATGACCAAGAACCACAGACGGACAATGTGATTACTCGCATTGCTTTTGAACCTATCAAGCAATCATTGATGAGAGATTTGGTAAAATACAAATCCATTTGTGAACGAAATTCGGACAATGCAAAGAAGCGATGGGATGCGACCGCATCCGATGGCATACGACCGCTTACCAAAAATGCCGATAGTGATAGTGATAGAGATAGTGATAGAGATAGTGAAAGAGATAAAGATAAAAAAGTATTTAAGAAACCAACCATTGAAGATGTTAAAACTTATATGAAAGAACTCGGAATGAATGACATTTCGGAAAGATGGATGTCTCATTATGAATCAAACGGTTGGTTGGTTGGTAAAAATAAAATGAAAGATTGGAAAGCATCGGTGAGAACTTGGAAATTAAATAATCTTCAAACCGAGGAAATCAAAACAAACAAACCTAAAATTGCAACCCTATGAACACAGAAAGAATCATCCTATCCAATATGCTGTTTTACGATGACGCAAAACACTTCCTACCAAGAATAAACAAGAACTGGTTTACGGATTCAATGTCATCAAAATTGGTTGAGGTTATGACAGAAATGTACTACAACAACGAAGCCATTGACTATGTGAATTTATCCAAACACTTTGACAGAATGCAAGTGATTGAGATTATCCAACTTCAACAACAAGCATCGGGCATCACGGACATCAAACCACACCTGATGCAACTTGAACACGATTACATCAAGAAACAAGTTGTTGAAGGCGTTTTGTCTTTGGATGTAACAAAGGAATTGAATGAGCTTGTGACCGACATTCAAAATGTAGTTGAACGCACAACCTTCTCAACCCATAAAGAACCATCCAGCATTGTCAAGGTGACTAACAAGGTCGTTGATCAAATTGTTTTCAATGCACAGAACGGTGGAAACTTAACGGGTAAGCAAACCGGATGGAGATTCCTTGACAAGTACATTGGTGGATACAACGAAGGGGATTTGATTGTGGTTGCTGGTAGACCGGGAATGGGAAAGACGGCAATTGCTTTGACCTTGACAAAGGAGTTTGCACAGATTGGAGGGAAGGCTTTGTTCATTTCACTTGAGATGTCCAACGAGCAACTTGCCAAGAGATACATTTCGTTGATTGGAGACATTGCCAATTGGAAGATAAGGAACGGACAATTGAGAGAGAATGAAATCCTTCAGGTGTGTGAGATTGCCAACAGACAAACGATTGAGTTCTTCATTGATGATGATGTAGATTCTCGCATCGGACAAATCAAAGCCAAAGCAAAACTTCACAAATCAACGAAGGGATTGAACTTGCTTGTCATTGACTACATCCAGTTAATCAAAGGAACAAAGACAAACCGTGAACAAGAGATTGCAGAGATATCACGCACATTAAAACTCCTCGCAAAGGAACTTAAAATCACGGTGATGATACTTGCACAGTTATCACGAAAGAGTGAGGAGAGAGCAGACAAGAGACCGATGTTGAGTGACCTTCGGGAATCAGGTGCAATTGAACAAGATGCCGACATCGTGATGTTCCCATTTAGACCGATGTACTATGAGCAAGAAAAACCCGAAATGGAAGAAGCCGAGTTGATTATCGCAAAGAATAGGAATGGAGAGTGCGTCACAATACCGACATACTTTGAAGGAATGTATACCAGTTATAAAGAGAAGATATGAGACACGGTTCATTGTTTAGCGGAATAGGTGGCTTTGATCTCGCTGCCGAATGGATGGGATGGGAGAATGTATTTCATTGCGAATGGATGGAGTTCCCACGAAAAGTATTGGACTATCACTTCCCAAATGCGGATAGTCACATTGATATATGTAAAACTGATTTTAAAAAATATGCAAACAAAATTGACATTCTTACTGGAGGATTCCCTTGCCAACCCTTCAGCCTTGCCGGAAAAAGAAAAGGCACAGATGATGAACGCTACTTGTGGGGCGAGATGCTACGAGCAATACAAGAGATTAAACCCAAATTCGTCATCGCAGAAAATGTCTTTGGTATCACGAATATTGATGGCGGATTGGTATTCCAGCAAGTGTGCCTTGACTTGGAAACTGAAGGGTACGAAGTTCAGCCGTTTATTATTCCAGCTGCAGCCAAAGACGCTCCGCATCGCAGAGACAGATGCTGGTTTATTGCCTACGCCAACGGCAATGATGGACGAAGCACCAATAGAGAAAGTGGATGCGAGGAATCAAAAACAAATGGAGAAGGGGAACAGCCCATTCATTCTCGGATTGGGTCAACAAGCAATGAGAGGGATGTTACCAACTCCGAATGCATCGGATTGGAACACAGGAACAAAGCCGGAAACATACGAAGCGAGAAGACAAAGACACGCAGAGAAAGGGGTGAACTTACAAATGAGTTTGAGGCAAATGATAATGCTTCCAACACCAACAGCAATGGATTCAACGAACGCAACGGCAACGATGAAATCAACACAAGTCAAGGAGGGGAGTATGCACTCGGTGACATTAGCAAGAGCAATGGCAATGGGGATGTTGCCTACTCCAACGGCATCGGATGTGGAAGGGGGAATCAGCAACCCAAATCAAATCAGTCAAAAGAACGGAAGATTTGTGAGAACGAGCAACAACACAGGGACGGAGTTTGGTGCGAAGTTGAGGGATGTTGCTGGAATGCTACTAACCCCAAGTGCATCGGACGGACTGAGATCAGGAATGACAATGGACAGTTTAAAACGCCACAACAAAGTGAATGCAGAGAACAGCAATTTAGCGGAACAGATAGCACACAAAGTTGGTGGAGGAACTTCCCATCTCAATCCCCGGTTTGTGGCGGAGATGATGGGCTTCCCACACAATTGGACGGAATTACCTTTTCAAAGTGGAGAGCAGAATCAATCAAAGGATACGGCAATGCTATAGTTCCACAAATCGCATATCAACTTTTTGAAATAATACAAGAACTTAATGAAAATAATTGACTACCGCAGATTCAACCAACTGCGAACAAAAGCAAGGGAGTTGCCAATGTACAAGGAATTCATCTCACTTGTTGAAAAGGACAAGAAGGTGCAATGCTACAACACACTCCAAGATATGCTGTTAGATGCGTTTAAATGGGATAAAACGCCACAAGGTCACGAGTACTGGCAATCCGTCTATGATTCAATCGTACTTGAGGAACATCCAAAATGCCCAAAGTGTAACCAACTTGGGAAGGTATGGTTGCTCAAGACCGTAAACAAGCACAAATGTCAAAAATGCAAAATCCGATTTTAATGAACCCATATCAAGAAACCCACAACCTAAAGCAAGAAATTCGCAGATTGCGTTTACAGATTGCAGACATAACCGTCAAACACGACAAAGAAATTAAAAGGCTTAAACAAGAAATCATTCAACCCAAGTGCGATTTGAATAGCATTGATGCTGACTGGACAGATGCAATGAGGGTTTGTTGTCAAGCCTACGATGTCACACCTGATCTTGTGATTTCATCATTG